CCGGTCGTCCTCTGTTTCTTCCAAACTACGGTGATTCCTCACTTGGCTTCGTCGGAACAATCCTTGGCCGTCCAGTGAAGCTAATCACTCAGCTTCCCGTTGTTGCAACAGGTAATGTTCCTGTCTTATTTGGCGACTTCAAGCAGGCATACACCTTCCGTCAGCAGAACCCTGGTCTTGGCATCCTTCGCCTAAACGAGCTATATGCAGCCGGATATGAGACAGGCTTCGTTGGATTCGCCCGTGTCGGTGGTTTAGCCACTAACGCAGGTATCTCTCCAATCTGCGCCATCACCATCAAATAACCCAACAACACCAGCAAGGGATGGCTTCGGTCATCCCTTGTGCATTTAAGCCGGAACTGCTCATAGATGATTCTCAGCTATCAACTCGTAACCCCGCCAACGGTGGAACCTGTCGCACTAGCGCTGGCAAAGCAACACTTGCGCGTGGACTTCACGAATGACGACACGCTTATCCAGACGTACATCACAGCGGCTCGTCAGTATGCGGAGAAGTACACCAACAGAGCGTTATTCGATCAGCAATGGGTATTAGCGTTAGATCACTTCCCGCTGCCAAGATTCCAAACCTCACTCAACTCCGAACAACGCCATGATTGGCCGTATTTCGGAGCTGCATGGGACTACTTCAGCATCAGGCTTCCAAAGCCCAGATGCGTCTCGATCCAGAGCGTTACCTACTTGGACCTAACTGCAACGTTGCAGACCCTCGACCCTTCAACTTATTTCGTTGATACGACATCAGAACCCGCACGCCTCGTGCCTTCCGAAAATCTCTTCTGGCCCTACACGCAACAGTATCTCCCCGGCTCAGTAAAAGTTACCTATACGGCTGGCTCTTACGGTGATGGCGTCATCGTCAACAATTGTCCGCAGACGGTCGTTATGGCGATTTTGTTGCTGGTCGGTCATTGGTACGAGAACAGGGAGGACAGTAGCCAACTCAATCTCAAAAACATTCCTTTAGGCGTTGCAGCATTGCTGGACACAGAAGTGTTCCATGCTCTGACGTATGACGCGGTATAACGCCCATGCAAGCTGGATCACTCAAACGCCCCATCGAAATTCAAGTCCCGAGCACCACGAAGGATGAGTTTGGTCAACCGACTCAGACCTGGACAACGCTGCTGCAAACTTGGGCTGACATCCACACTATTACCTCGAAAGAAGTCTACGCACTCGGTGCTGGCTTCAACTCGCAGGTCTCCCACAAGATCACCATTCGGTTTCAGCCAGCCGTGACCATCACTGCCGGTATGCAGGTGGTTTACCTATCCCGCATCTTCATCATTCAGGCCGTCTCTGATCCCACGGAAGAGCGTAGGGAACTCGACTTGCTGTGTTTGGAGCAGACGAAGTAATCATGATCGAATCTGGTCTCTACTCCCTCATCACAGCCAACGCAGGATTCGTGGCCCTTGCAGCAGATCGTTTGTATCCGCTTGTATTGCCTGATTCACTGACTGCCTCCGCATCACTACCGCCGTCCGCAACCTACCAAGTCATCTCTTCCATCACCGACTACACCAACGATGGTTCCACGGGATGCACCAAGGCACGAATCCAGTTCGATTGTCTTGCCTCTGATTACGCCGATGCAAAGAACCTGACAGATGCTATCCGGCTGGTTCTGGATGGATACGCTGGCATCTTGCCAGACGGAACACCGGTAGCCGGTACCTGGGTCATCAACGTGACCGACTCATACAGCCAAGATACCCGCCTTTATCGCGTGTCCACCGACTACCGCATCGTCTACGCCCAGCAGTAGCCCACCCCACAACCTATTCGCTTCACCACACCGTGCCCTCCAGGCGCGGTGACCTCATTTAACCCGCACAGGTACCCACATTTATGTCTACCAAATTCGTTCTCGGCCAAGGTTCCGTCTTCTCCATTTCAACCGATGGCACTACTTTCACAACTGTCAACCAGCTCAAGACGGTTTCGTTCAGCGGCACCAAGCTAGATACCGAAGACATCACTAATATGTCTTCCCCCAATAGCACCCGCGAGTTCGCGCCTACATTGCTTGACTCCGGGCAGGTATCTCTCTCTGGCGTCTTCAACCCTCACGACGCTGGCCAGCTCTCGTTTGCAGCCGCTTTCAATGCAATCACGTTACTGACTTGCAAGTTGGTGTTCCCGGTTATGACCGGCGATACCACCGCATTCACTCGTGAGTTCACTGGCTACGTTACCGAATACACCCTCTCGGATGCTTTCGACAAGTCCGCCACACTCTCAGCAACAATCAAGATATCTGGTGTCATCACTGACACAGTGCCGAGCTAAACCATGCCTAAAGTATTCGGTGTACCTGGAACAGACCCCACATTGCCTGATGTCACTTTAATCATCGGTGGTGTGGAGCGTCATCTTGTCTATGACATCAACGCCATCGTGCTTGCAGAGAAAGCAACCGGCATCAATCTCTTTCAAGCGTCAGTCACTAATCCCTCGGCTGAAACCTTGCGCGGTCTCCTCTGGGCATCCCTCCTGAAAGAGTCACCCGATATGACTCTCGATGAGGCTGGGTCACTCATTACTATGCACAATGCCGTCATTGTCTTTGCTGCCATTCGTGAAGCGTGGTTCGGCTCTGTCCAGGGCGATGAAGTTGCGAGCGAGGATGAGACGCCGGGGGAAGCCCCAGCTCAGACTCCAGCGGTCTGAGCATAGCAAGCCTGTGGGCGCGAGCACGTTATGACCTTCGTCTCACTGCTGAAGAGTTCGGCTCTCTCACTCCCTATCAGTTGTTTCTTTTAGAGAAGCGTCACCGTGAAGCCCTAGTTCACATCGAGATGGTTGGTGGGAACACTACCGCCGCTGTCATCAATTATTCGATGATGCGCCCGGAGAAGGGTGTTAGTCCTCTGGACTTTATGCCCAATCACAGATCACGTGTTGAACGCACCCTAATGAGTGAAGAAGACGAGCAAGCTATGTCTGACTTCAATCTCCGTGTGTTGATTCAAGCAGCAAAGCTGAAGGCAAACAATGGCTGATGAATTCCAAGACCTTATTAACAAGATGAATGCTTTATCTGGCGAGGCTTTACATCAAGCCGAACGTAAGGCACTCACTGAGGTTGGCTTACTCGTGCAGGAAGCCATCGTCACCCTCACACCGATACAGTCCGGTGTCCCTGAAGGCCTGTTAGCACCTGGTCAACTTGCCGCTTCGATCAAAGCGCGAGTTCACATCGCACAGGAGGCCAAAGTCGTATCTGGTGATGTATCCCGCGTCACCATCGGCCCCACCACACAAGTCTGCAAAGACGTAGCAGGGTGGGTTGAGAACGGGCATATCAATGCTCGTGCCACTACCGGCGAGAAGCGTACCGAACCTAATCCCTTTATCCGTACGGCTCAAGACGAGACCGAAGAAGCGGCTATTTCAACCTACGAATCAATCATGACCGCTGCCATTACCGCAGCGATGGAGTAACCCTGTATGCCAGCTAATGTCAGTGTTGTATTTGATGCAGATGTGGGCAGGTTCCGTGCAGCGGTTGACTCTGCTACTCAGTCGGTCACAAAGCAGTCTCAGGCTGTAGCCGATGCAAAGAATAAGATTGTCGATTCGCTCAATCAGCAGCTAGAAGCCGCCAAGCGTAACGGTGCATCGAGTGAACAGCTAAACGCTATCCAGATAAAGGCCGCAACTAATCTGGTCAATGTCACTGAGTCCAACGCACAGCGGATGATTGCTTCTCTGGATCGTGTGTCTGCGAAGCAAAAGCAAGTTGCGTCAGAGCTAGCCAACCTCTCTTCCGTCACCGACACGCACGGCAATGATGTATCACCCATATCTGACCGTATGCGTGCGTCTGCACTCCTTCGTGCTGGTTCCGGTACAGGTTCCATCCGTGCCGCTGAAGCATTCGCCTCTTCCATACCAGCATTCAACGCCATTGCTGGCATTGCCTTTCCTATTGTCGGTGCCGCTGCTTTCACCGCTGAAATCGTCCGGGGTGTCTCTGCGTTGCATGAGATGTATGAGACGGCGGTCAAGATACCGGAAACGTTGAAAGACGGATTCGAGGAATTGAATGCTCCTATTCAGGCCAATGTTGACGGATTGCGGAAGGCGAATGATGAATTAGAAATCAGCATTGCCAAGCTGGAACACAAGCCAGCGAACAATCTTGCACTTGCCCTAGATGAAGCTCGTATCAATGCCGACCGCCTTGCGGAGTCGGCGGATAAGGGTGCTGAGAATGTAAAGAAGCTACTGGCTGAGAATGCTGTTGGTCTAGGCACAAACATCATGACCGGCCAAATAGGTACCGGCCCCGTCACTGATGAAGTGAATAAGCGGATGACTGCTATCCGCAACATGCAGCGTGATAACCGTGATGCAGTTCGTTCAGGTACTGACACACCAGAGGCCGAAGCCGGTCGTATTGCAAAGATCACTGCTGCACTACAAGACTTGTCTACATGGGCGCAGAAGTCCCGCGTAGATATTCAGTCGTTCAATCAATCGGGTAAAGCTGACGCCATCGTCAACATCCTCGGTGGGGTACAGGACTATGCGGATAACACCCTAGACGAACAGACTCAACAGGCACGCAGCACCAACGATCAACAGACTCAGAAGAAACTACAGCAACAGCAAGAGAACCAGCGTATTGCCCAAGTGGGTGCTCGTAAGGTTCAGGAAGCTGCACGGCAAGCCTTTGAAGCGCAGAAGGAACAGTGGCAGGAACAGGACGATGCTCGGCGTGATGCTGGCACTGACTCAGCCGTCATCGAGGTCAATACATGGGCTGCACGTGTTTCTGCTCTGACCAAGGGTTCGGCTGCCTATATTGATGCCTCGCACCAACTCGCTCAGAAACTAGCTGAGCTACGTCGGCAAGATGCAGAGGACAAGAAGAAGCAAGCGGAGACGGATCAGAAGACGCAGCGCAATCAGTGGTCATCTATGTACGATGACTGGTCTAGCTCATCTCCACGTACCGCAAGCAATAACGTTGACTTCTGGAGTATCCGTGCGCTAGAGGCCACATCTGGCTCAGATAACGAACGTACAGCCATCGAGAAACTGTCCCAAGCTTACCGGGATATGGCTAAGGCACAAGAAGAAGCCCAACGTGCAAGCGAGAAGGCAACTGAAGCTAAAGCCGCATCTATAGCAACATATAACGAAGCAGGTCTGGGTATTCAACGTCAAACAGGCCAGATAAGCGGCTCAGAATACGCCAACCAACTAGCCAACGTTCACGCGCAACAGTATGCGAGTCAAATGGCTGGTTTACAGGCAGAGCTGTCACGCCAGCAAGGATTAGACCCTTCATCCGCTGGCAGCATCAACGCACAGGCCGCGATAGACAAGGCTAATGCAGATCGTGCTGTTCAGGTCATGAAAGATGCGTCAGACGCTGCTGCTCAAGCATGGCAGGGTGCTCTAACGAATGCCAATGCCAATTGGGTACAGAATGCCAGCGACTCAGCAGCGCAAGTCACGGCTCTCTATAAGCAGACCATAGACGGGTTCAACTCCGACATTGTGAACAAAGCTGTGACCGGCAAGGGTAACTTTGCCGGAACATTCCGCAGCCTTGGAACGAGCATCGCGGGTGACGGTCTCAAACGTGTTGAGGCACCGATCCTCGGTGCTCTCGGCATGGGCAAGGCAGATGGATCACGTTCTAACCCTCTGTGGGTGAAAAATGCGGACGGGTTCGGAGCTGGTGGTTCCGTCCTAACCAATGGCTCCACGAAAAGCATCTCTGACCTCATGAGCACGGCTTCACCGGCTATCGGTGGAACCTCGCAGACAGGCAATAGTGTCGGTGGGTTCTTCTCGTCTTTATTAGGCATCGGTGCTGGAATCGTTGGTCACCTTGCAGTCGGAGGTGGTGTCAGCACACCTGGAACATACGAGGTCGGAGAGGCTGGACCGGAATACCTCAATCTCCCAGGCGGAAGCTCTGTCACCCCACATAGCCAAATTGGCAGTGGTGGCAACTTCTACGCCATACAGGTAGCCAATGGTGTAACGCCAGAGGAAACCGATATGCGCGTCCGTGCCGTACTTGAGGCATATCACCCACACATCGTTCGCTCGTCAGTGAACGCGATGAAAGATCACCAGCGCCGTGTGTCATCCAGCGCCAGGTAAGCACCCAAACACAGAAAACTACATGCCGCTTTGACGAGCGGCACCGGAGAACTATTCATGAACCGTCTGCTCAAAGCAGTCTTCGCTGTCGTATGCCTCATAGGCCTCGCGTCTGCGTCACATGCACAAACCACCACCATCACTGCCTCTAATCTCAAGATGGCAGGTGCTCCTATTACTGTGGGCACAGTGTCATTTACACCGGTCAATACCATCGGTGTCCCCATCGCATTCGCGGACGGTACCGGTGCTCAGAACTCTCCAACGGCATACGAGTGTGCCATTACAGCCGGAGCCATTACCGGATCCATCCAACCTGATGGCACAACTAGTGGGACTTGCGCTGTACCTGATGCAACAGAGACTATCCCCGCCAACATCCTTTACTCCATTCAGGTAGTGAACACATCCACTGGCCTATCGACATCAGGGAAGAGTTACACCTTACAAGCTGTCGTTGGTGTGTCTGGTACGACTTGGGCGCTGGATCACTACGGGCCTCCCGCCTCGACGAGCAACGTCCAGACCATTGTTTCGGCAAGCGGGTCAACAGTACCAAGTAGCTGTCAAGGTGCAGCGTTCTATACCTACACGGCCATCCCTGCATTCCCCATCTTGAATACCTGTGTGGGTGGTGTATTCGTTCCTATCGTGGGTAGTGTGCCATCGCGTGCATTGACTGGTGAAGGTTCCGTCATCTACGAGGGTTCCAACTACACCAACACTTCCATGTTGGCTGCTTTCAATGTTGGGGGGACTGCACCTACCGTGAGTGCTGCTGGTGCGATTGTGTTCAATGCTCCATCCGGTTTGTTTGATGCTCAGTCACTTGAGCTGAAGAACGTGTACACGGCTGATGAAGCTCTTGATATTGACATTACTTTCACGATTGACACAATCACTAGCACCAGCAATGGGCTTCTGATAGGGCAGCACAGTCAAGCACCCGGCGGTATCGGCACAAGTGTGTTGGCTCACTTCTTCTCTAATACTTACGGCGGAGGGCTTACTGGATTTCACTACTGGCAAGGTGCAACGGACGAGGTAACACCGGTAAGCCTCTTTACCGGCACGCCGAACTTCACACCGGTTGCTGGCGATTTGATGCGCTTTCAGTATTCTCATCGCCCAAACACCATCAGCGTCATTTTGACTGATGTAACACAGGGCATTACCTACACCCCAAGCATCACTACAGTGCAGTCAACTGCCAAGACCTTCGAGACGCCAGCATCAAGCACCGTTCGCATCTCTAGCCTCGGTGGTCAATTCTCCATCTACAGCATCAAGGTCACATCAGCCCAAGCCCTTTACATGAACGCAGCCGTACTGGGTGACTCAAAGTGTGAAGGTAAAGACGCACTCAGTTACCAGAACCGCTGGACAAGCCTTATCTCATCACTCGGGCCAATCGGCAACTTCTGTGGTGGCGGGGATAGAACAGTTGAACTCGTGCAGGGGGTACCCTACCTGCTCTCATTTCACCCTCGTTACTTGCTCCTCAGCATGGGGCGTAATGATCTTGCGACAAGCGTTCCATCTGCAACGTGGCAAGCGAATTATCTTTCGGCTGTAAATCAGGCGAAGGCTGCTGGCGTTACCGTCATCCACCTTCTTCCCATTCCTGAAACAGCTCAGGATCAAACAGCACTAAGAGCATGGATTCTTGCGACATTCCCGAACGATGCAAAGATTGACCCCTCGGTCGGCTGGCTCAGTTCATATCTTGATGCTGACCAGATTCACCCCAACGTTGCAGGTCATGCGTTCATCGCAAACCTCATCAGGAATAGCGGCTTGATAACACCGATTCCCGGTGCGCCTTCGTTCCACTACCTAGCACCTCAGTAATCGACTCAACTCATTCAACACAAGAAGGCACCCACACCGGGTGCCTTCGTTCTTTAAGGCACACCTATGTCCGTAATCGGCACCTATAACAATGCGTCCATCATCTCGTTTCCAACTCAACCGGCACCACGCCAGATTGAGCTAGGGAAGAATGACGCCGTAGCTATCAACCGGTCGCCTTTTACCGGCACGACACAAACACAAGCATGGGCTGGTTCGGACTTCTGGGATGCCAGTATCGCTCTCCCCAAGATGGTCAAAACTGATGCAGCCGTCTGGTCAGCGTTTTTAGGCGAGACACGAGGGATGTTGAATGTCTTCTTCCTCAGTGACCCCGCATACAAGGGAGCGCAGGGGAGTGCTAGCGGTACACCTCTCGTCAACGGTGCTCAGTCTCCAATGGCAACGTCGTTAGTCACGAAGGGATGGACGCCAAGCTCAACCGGCGTATTGCTCCCCGGTGACTATCTGCAAGTAGGAAATCGGCTGCATGAAGTTCTCGATGAAGTCTCTAGCGATGTCAACGGTGACGCCACAATCTCTATTTGGCCTTCGTTGCGTGATGCACTAACCGATGGTCAGACCATCATCCTCACCAATCCCCAAAGCTTGTTCCGACTCGCCACCAATCGCCGTTCGCTTACAGCAGATGAGACTCGTTTGTCCGCTGTGACATTAAAAGCAGTTGAGGCGCGATAGATGAGAACACTTAACGCTTCCATGCAAGCGGCTCTGTCTGCTGGCGTCATCTACCCTGCAATTCTTGTATCTCTCACATTCCAAACCGGTACACAGTATGTCTGGTCTGGTGTGGGGCCGCTGGTCTGGTCAGGCAACACGTATCAAGGTGTTGGGACGTTAGGCAAAATAGGCACCGTGGTCGAAGGCATCGGCGTACGCGCGGATGGAACCACAGTCACTTTATCCGGTGTTGATCCAACGTTATATGCGGACTGCATGAACGATATCCAGTTGGGTGCTCCTGCACTCATCTATTTTGCGCTCCTCAGTGAAGGCGCAATCATCGGTGCTCCCTATCTTCTGTTCTCCGGTCTGGTCGATAAACCAACTGTGTCTGAGAGTGCTGATTCCATCTCAATCACACTCAATCTTGAATCTCGCATGACCAACCTGCAACGAGCAAGCAACAAACGATACGACTCTGCTACGCAGCGGGCGATGTATCCAAATGACTCCGCATTCAATTGGGTAGAACAGCTCAACGACGCTTCCATAGCTTGGGGAACCTCTTAAATTACTTAGCTGATTGCTTCTCTCCAGAAGCTCCGATCAGTCGCAAGTGGAAAAAAATACATGAAACCTATATATGGATATGTCTACCTGATAACAAATCAGGTAAATGAAAAGATGTACGTCGGTCAGACGACCAGAACAGTAATGCAAAGATGGGCGCAACATCGTCACCGGGCCAAACGCGGTGTTAGTAACGCACACCTCTATAATGCAATGAAGAAGTATGCAGTGGATAGTTTCACCGTCGAAACCATCGGAACGGCCTATTCCAAAGATGAATTAGATCGTTTGGAATGTGATGCCATCTCTCGACACGATGCAATGAACCCTCAACGTGGTTACAACGAGAAGGAGGGCGGTGGCAATGGAAAGCCATCCGACATTCTTCGACAGAGATTGAGTGAATCCCATCGCGGCTTAGTCCGCAGTGAAGAATCACGCAGACGACAATCCGAAAGTCTCAAAGGACATCCCGGATACAACCGGGGCATGAGAATGTCACCCGATACGCTCAAACGGATGAGCGCCGCGCATAAGGGCAAACAACATTGTTTGGGAAACAAGTTGACCGATGAACATAAACGGAATATCAGCGAGGCTGTTCGTGGTGCTAATCATCCGAACTATGGAAAGCAACCCTCGGATACGACGCGAAAGAAAATGCAGGAAGCATCTGCCAATCGAAAGAAGTTCCTTTGTCCTTACTGTCGAAATGAATACTTCAAAGTTCATTTAGAGCATTGGCACGGGGATAAATGCAAATCGCGCAAGCGACTCAAAGCTACTGAACAATCCTCAGCCCTTGCGTGGGGAACTTCCTAATGTCTGACACAACTACACCAACACCTACGCCACCAGTGAAGCCCAAGCGGTCTCCCACGTGGGCAACACATGAGCTAGACACCTTCCTACGTAGCAACGCCAACGCAAAGTTTGTGTGGGGAACTCTCGACTGTTCGTTATTCGCAGCCGATGGGGTAAAGGCTCTGACCGGCGTGGACATTGCTGATGACTTCAGAGGGAAGTACACCGATGAAGTTTCCGCCTTTGCACTCATTAAGAAGGTGACCGGCGGAGCAACAGTTGCAGATGCAGCCGCTTACTGTGCTACCAAGCATGGCATGACTGAGTGGAAGTATCCGCTACAAGCGCAACGCGGTGACCTTGTAGTGGTCGCTAACGGTGGAAACCTCATCGCTGGCATCGTTGACCTCTCAGGCAAGTATGTCGTCGCTCTCGCTGACACAGGTGTACTCCGCATATCCATTCAAAACATCAAGCGGGCTTGGAAGGTCTAAGCCAACCGCATAACAGGACACAGCCGCCCATCGAGGCGGCTTTCGTCTTTAAGGACTTCGTATATGAGCAAGGCAATTCAGGGTGCAGCAGAAATCGGTCTAGCTGTAGGTTTCTTTGCAGCGGCTGCATTGATCCCCGGAGCTGGGTTCCTAGTCGCCTCTGTCGCTGTGGATGCAGTCATCGCCGGTATTGGATTGATGGGCGTTGGCATGGAAGCCGGTGCTATCGCGAACGCCATATCAGGCAATCGCGGAGAAGACATTACTGTTCGTCAACCTGCGTCACCACGTCAGGTGATCTACGGCACGCAGCGTGTTGGAGGTGTCATTGCCTTCATCTCGTCCACCGGCTCTAGCAAGGATCAATTCAACTTCATCATCGTTGTTGCGGATCACGAGGTCTATTCGATCCAGAATCTATACCTCGATGGCAGACAGGTTTATTGGGCTGGCTCAGGTAGCGACTATCAAAATCATAACGGCTATGGATTTGGCGGGGGAGCAGACGGAGCAAGCCACCTTGGCCCTACAGGCAACTACTACACCTTCAACAACGCATCCAGTGGTCACAGTGGCGTAGCAGCGGCTGTTCGTTACGGTGACCAAGCACAAGGCGACTACATCGGTTCACTTACCGCCAATGATTCTCGCTGGGGGCCGGACGATTACGGCAACTGTCCTTCGATGGTTGGCTGTTCCTATATCTACTTGAAGGTTGAGTACGACCCAAACCTGTTCCCGCAACAACCTGAAGTAAAGCTCACGGTGATGGGGAAGATGGTGTTTGACCCCCGCATCGTCGTAGATGTGTTTGCTGGTGTCTTGACCCAAA